TCGCAGAATCAGATAAAGAATCTTGTTCCGTGTGTGGGTCATCAATAATCAAAAGATCCGCCCCTCGTCCTGTGATAGAACCGCCTACCCCCGCTGCATAATATTCTCCACCTTGATTGGTCTCCCAACGTCCTTTTGCTTTTGAATCTTCTCTTAGTTTAACATCTCCAAAAATTTCTTTAAACTCTGCACTATCAATTAAATTTCTTACCTTTGCACCAAACCTTGCTGATAGCTCTGCGTTGTGTGATACCTGCATCAATTTCATTTTAGGGTTTTTACCAATCATCCAAGCTGGAAAATATACCGATGCAAATTCAGATTTGGTATGTCTCGGAGGCATATTAACAATTAATCTGCCTTTTTTATTTTGTGCTATTGATGTGAATTCATGTGCTATATGCTGATGGTGGCCCCACCTATTTGGGTCCTTATCTGTTCTACAAATAAACTCAGGCCAAACATTCTTTACAAAATATAAGAAGTTGTCCTGACATAGTTTAATATGTTCTATCCAGGTTCTTTCTACCTTCAATCGTAATTGATCTGTTGTTAATAAATTTGTGTCAGACATGAGATTTTATATCCTATCGGGTCCCCATTTTGTTTCACACTACACTACATGTATTTGAGTTGCAAGATTTAGTCAAAGTCTTAGTAACATGTAAATCTTTTGTCAAAAAAAAATTTTGACAAAAAAGCAAAAAACAGAAGTTTTTTGAGACCCCTATTAAGTAGCGGGGGCGTTAGCCCCCGCGTGTTTATTATTTTTTCTTAAAGTATTTTTTTACTTGCGCGTCAACGCGCTGGATATTAGCGTTATCTTGCGCGATCCTGTACGTATCAAGTTTAAATGGGTTTATACCCTTGATAGTCTTAACCCCTCTTTTAGAGGGGTTAAGGTCTTTTAGTTTATTCTTCTTCACGCTTTGCCTTAACTGTTATTGCGTCAACAGGTTTATTTTTAAACTTAGCGTAAAGATCAGCGTGAGCATTTTTAAAGGCTTTACTGTCAAAAATAACTTTTTTATTGTTGACAACCTCTAGCCACGTCTTGACACCTTTCCAACTGAACGACTTCGCCAATGGTTTAATAAAGACTTTTTTATCGTCTTTAATCTTTACGCAACCAACAGCAATAAGTAATTGCTCCTGAAGTAAGTCGCTTTTTTCTTTAAAGTCTTTTAATACTTGTTTATGCTCCGCAAGTTTAAAAGCCATTTCATTAACAGTCATTTTTGACAACTGTTTGATTAGTTTATGTTTGTTATTCATTTGACCTCCTTTGTTTGTGTTTTATGAATATTAAACATGAGTTTAATATAATGGGATTTAATAGGATATGCAAGTTATAAACTGACCATTTTGGGTTTTCGCTGTATAACCCTGCTATGTTGCTGTTTTGTTTGTTGATAAACCCATTATGAACACCCCTCTAAATTGCCTTAATTATAAAATGAATAATAAAAATTATGGCTATAGAGACAATAGGTCTATACATTAAAAATAAAATTACATGCGCTATAAGCTTATCCAACAAAATCACTATCTTGCTTTTTTGCAAGTCCTTTTGCTCTTAATCCAATGACCGCGCCTGACTGTTTTTCTTTGAATCTTAAGTCGTGCTTATCGCCATCAATAACTTTACGCCCTTTGAATTTTTTAGGAAGTTTGTCTTTAAACACATAGGCAACGTTTATCCCCTTACGTAACGCCTGCATGCATTCGCGATGATTCTCACCACTGTGAGAATAAACGACATAGTAGTTTTTAATACCATGATCCAAATAATTAAAAACTTTTGTATAGTCATAAAATTGGACATCAGGATTCAGCTGCATTAAATTCTGACCGTTGACTGTGTAACGATGCCATGGGAGATCTGAAGTCCCATTTAATCTAACAGCGAATTTAAAACCAGCTTGATCCGCCCGCTTGCTTAATTGCTTAATCTCTACATCTAGATCTTTTAAAAATTTTAAACGGTCCTTCCAGAATGCATTCGTTTTATTGATTCGCGCATCCTGGACCGAATTCATTTGTCCACGTCCTGAAGTATTCAAACAAGCTGCCGCGCAAGCCGCGGATGCTTTTGGACAAACATTTTTCCCGCTAAGCTTATACGGCGCCAGGTGAAGGATGGCCGTTTTATAGCCGAATCGTTCACCCTTAGCCATCTTAGTCTGACTATAATAATTAAGAAGGGGCATGAGTTACATCCAACCAGTTACCGTCTCTTTTTACTCTTAGAATGTCCCTGGCATATATGCTGCCGGTCTCACCGTATAGGCCGATCTCTTGAGCATTAGTATATATTAGTACTATTTTTTTTAAGCCCCGGCCTTGCTTTACTGATTCTAACAGGTTCCCTGATACTGGAGTACCAAGCTGCTTTGTTAGGATCTTATCGCCTTTTTTTAGATCTTTATATTTCATTTTTTTCCTTTTGTTTGTGTTACGGCCCGGTCCAGTAAGACGCCGATTGTGCACCCTCGTACGCTTTCCACTTATTGGACCGAACCAAATTACAGGGCCAAGAGTCGAACCCTAGGGGGTTGAGTGCTGGCGCTGCGGTAACTGTATAGCATGGGATCTGATGGGCTGTCAAATCTTTTTTTATAAGCTTTGAAAATAACCAACAGCTTGCAATGGCCACGCCCCGCGCTACACGCACATAGCAACGTTTAACAATCGCATAGCAACGTTTAAAAATCGCATAGCGATTTTTAAAATCTTGCATAGTGATTTTTAGGATTTTGATTTATTTTCCCATAGCATACGATCAAAAAGTAGAAGAAGCGTGGCACTTGAGACTTCCCCCTCTGCCAACAGTTCCACGCGTCGCGTCTCACGCACCCTGAAAAGTTTTAAGAGACCTTGCGAGAGGGTCTCTTGCAAGATAAAAGACTTCCCCCCATGTATTTGATGATCAATATGCCAGTTAATTTGATATTTTGAAAGACCTAAATTCTTGACTTCATTTGACTTTAACTCTACCCAAATAGACTTGCCCTCACAGATATAATAAACATCAGGAATTCCATTAATTGTATTGCTTTCTATGCGAAAAATTTGACCTATTAACTTAAGTTTTCTTATCTTTGCCCACAATAAACTCTCTCGTTTTTTCATGAGAGAATATTAGTCAAGTTTTTGAATAAATCAATAGGCGACGATCAAGTCGCCCATGATACTGATTGCGTCATCAATTTTGTTGTGTTTTTGGTAGAGCTCTAATTTTGTTATTCCAACTCAAGCCCACATTACCAAGAACATCATCAAGAGATTTCTTCAAATCCTCCGAAACATTTGCCTCCATAACTTGATCTTGACAAGTTTCTTTTAAATTTTTGAGATATCCAAGTTTTTTACCTTGATTAGTCTCTTCCGCTTTCTGTTCTGCAAGTGCTTTTGCCCATTTCCTTATTTGGTTGAGGCAAAACTCTACACTTATTTTAGAAAAGTCGCTATCATCATTTGCATACCACTCTCTGTTTGCTCTGTAAGTTTTATTTTTTTTACTTGTGGTCTCGAAAAATGACCTTGCCTTTCGCCTCGCTATTTCCAAGTCTCTTTCTGCTTTCTCAAGATTGTTGATTATTTTCTCCGCGCCTATTTTTTTGGCTAGAGTTTTTTCAACACTTTCGGTCATTTCTGATATTGTTGATTTCAACAATAATTCCTCTTGTTCAATTAAAGGGTCAAGTTTTCTTCTTAACTTATCTCTGAAATGATCTCTTTGATATAATTGCATACCTTTTGACATATCTACTCCTTTGTTTGTTTTACATTACAGGTAATAAATAGGTTTGGTCTTTTTTAATTAATTGAAAAGCACCACCATTATTACCCTCATCATCACTTAAAGGTATTACAATAGTTCCGTCATCTAATTTAAAACAAAGAGGTCTTGCTTCCATATCGTTCTCTTCTGCCTCCTGTTCTGTCATATATCTAACAGAGACTATTTTTTTACCCTCAAATAATTTTCTTGCCTTTTCTTCCCATAGTTCTTGATTGGAAAGTTTTTTACCAGCTACACTCATATTCAACCACCTTTTTATTTTTTAAAGCCCACTTACAGAAATCAAGAAATTCTTTATCTTGTTTCTTGTATTCTTTAACTGAGTGTTCTTGGAATTGTTGTCCCCAAAAAAATCCGTCACTTGCAAAATATGCGTGATAGTCATTTTTAATCGCCTCTTCCAAGTCTTTAACAACTTCTTCTGTCATATAAACAACTTCACCAGCGTTAAAACCTAAATGATCCAAACTAAAAGGTTCTTTATTACAAGCGTCTTGTAATTGTTTTTTATATTTATGTTCATTTTGTTTTATCCAATGGTTATTCATAAAGACTTGAAGTCTTGCATGTTTTCGCCAAACGAAGCCGTCCTCTTTTGGATTGCTGTCATCACTAAATATTTTATCAAAATTTAATTTTTGACCTTTTAATTTAGCGTATTGATCTAGTCCCATATTTTTCCTTTCTTTGTTTATGCCACTTACGATCATAAGCAACTTTTTGACCTAAAAAATCTAAAGCGCAAACATTTTTCTCACATCTGACGCAATAAATTTGTAATCCTCTTGGAGTGAAACCCACTTCTAAATGAACCCACTCACGAGGGCTAATGATATATTCTTTTTTGTCATTAACAGGTCTTTTATTCAAACAACTTTTACAATGTAAAAA